GCAATTAAAGTTTCGTAAGTTTTAGTTTTGGTGTCGGTGTAGGTTTGAACAAAGTTGCCACGCCTAGCAAAACGTGGGCGACCTTTGCCGTGTACGCCATCAACTTCAAAAGTAACAATAAAAGTCATTAGTCGTTCGATTCTTTAAGTGTGTTCATTCGGGTTCTCAATTCGTCTGCGGCTTTCTGGCCTCGCCGTTTGCCTATGTCCTCAATCACTCCTTGCCACCAGTAAAACGCTTCCTTCTTGCCCTCCTCCATTGCTTTCTTGCGGTAGCGTCTTTTCCACTCCATCGCTTCCGCTTGGCTCATAGTCTCCCGTAAGCTCAAGCGCTCGGTTAATGACAAATTCGCTAAATTGCCAACCTTCACGGGTACGGTCAAGAATTCTGTTTGCTTGGGCATAAGTCATACAAATAAAAGTTGTTGTGTTTTTACGGTTGTTCCTGAATCGTATCTTTGCGAATCGCCTTTTGGGTAAGGCTCAACGGGGTATTTCAATTTGGAACGCATGACCTTTTTGTCTGTTTTTGAGCCGTGAAACAAAATGTATCTATGCTTTCTTGAACGCTCAACATAGTAAAAATCATCACCGTGTTTTTCTTTGATCTGGGCTAATGTCAAGCCATCACCGATTGTTTTTGCGTGTTTGTGTTCTTGACCTTTGATTGTCCAATCAATCCGATTGGCTGATAAACCCGTGTAAAGAAAATTGGTTGCTTGGTAGACATAACCCACATGACCCTGACTTGTATCGGCAAACGAAACAATAATCATCGGTTTGGGCAATAACTTGATTGAGTTAGAAACCAAAAAAGACGCTTCGTTCTTGTGGTTGTCCAACAAACAAATCCTGTTAAGTTCCAAAACTTTTTCTGAATACTCTTTTCCACAAATGCCCATGCAAAGCGGAGGCGATGCGGGGATGCCGTAAGTAATCACGCCAACAAGAATGTCATTTTTGTAAAGACCAAACGCAAACATAATTTGCGGCATACGCTTGGCGTAATGCTTTTCAAGCAACCAAGGCTCAACCTCAAAATTATTGATAGGAAGAACATTCATGCTGACCTTCTCCGAACTTCAGCCATTCGAGCCAAAACTTCAAGTGATGGCGGCACAGCCTTTTTATCGTCTTCCATGATGCGTTTCAAAGCGGCATCTTGATTCGGTGGTGGTGGGGTCGTGGTCAAAACAACGTCAAACCGATTTGCCTTCTCCGCTACCCAATCAGCTTTAAACCCTGTCCAACCTCTTGCCACGCATTCCGATATAGCCTTATCAAGCGACCAATTTGCTTTGTCGGCTTCTCTTTTAATGCCAGCCAATGCGGTAACGGTCATGGGCGCTTTTTTGACTTTCCGTAAAGCAAGGAAGTCAGACCAAACCTGTTCATCAACATTGATAGGACAAATAGCGATAGCTATTTCTTTAATTGGTTTATGGTTATTGGTTATTGGTTTATGGTTAGGTGAAGGTTCGTCTACGCTTAGTTCACGCTTCGTGCTATTTTCCCTACGCTTCGTTTCTCTTTCTATAGCGATTCGTTTATTTGTGTCAGCTTTAGCATGGTATTCAAGCAACTCTTGCAAGATTCTGTCTTGCACATAGCAGCCATCTTTATCAAGCGTAAAAAACCTAGATAAAACAAACTTTACAGCTTCAACCTCTGCTTCTGTTGATGCCCAAGTCCATTCCAAAGCCTGCTCAAGCGTAGGAAATATTTCACGGTCATAGCACGAATCAATAAGAAGCGTGTACGAACCGTGTTGAAGCATTGTTAAACGCCCCGCTTTTTTAGCATAGTCGCCAAGATTTCGTTTGTAATAGTGCATTGAAGCATCCTCGCAAACCTCCAGAAAGAAACAAACGGCAGAAGGGAGGTACTCTTTTCGGTGGGGTAGCTACCCCCCACCTAGCCGTGTTTCAAAAAATTATATACCGTTCAAGCCTTGCTGTAAACAATCACGCGACCATCATTTCTGCGGTCAAACTGGCTCACGCTGTAGGCCATCTCGCGTTTGCTTGTATGACATTGAGTTTCCCAGTTACGCCAATCAAAAGCATTGATTGCTTTTTTAGCGACAACAAGACCCCAGATTGTTTCATGTCCAAAACCACGGTCTAGCGGTTTTATGCCTTTTTCTTCGACTATTTTTTCAAGCACAAGCGCCCTTCGATGATGGTTGCATTGCGTCTTACTCAAGTTGAGGTCAGCCATAAGTTGAGCCGTTGTCATTGGGCCTTTGGTGATGGCGGCAAGAATTTTGTCTCTAGGTTTTTGAACCATTTTGGTCTTAAAGATTTAAGTTGATAAATACGCATCATAGGGACGTCATCACCCCATTGCGCGATAGCGGCTTGACTGATGCCAAGAATGTTAGCCAGCTTGGTCTGATTGCCAGCAAGCCTGATAGCGGTCTTTTTTTCCATCCAGATAGTATAAGCGCACTTATTTGCCTAATTTGTAAAAAAACATCAAAAATATTTAAAAAAAGTTGTTGACCGACCCTGTATAAGTGTGCTTATAATGTCATACGCCCTAATTTTGGGGTCTTTTAAGGAGTAAGCAGCATGGAATACGGTGAAGTCACAGAAACATACATGAACAGCGCAAAGCGTGACAACAAGGGCCGTGAAATTGGTTTTATTGTTGGATTCCGCGACAACGGTCAAGACTTTCGCGCTTATGTTCAAAATGCACGAAAAATTAACAACGAATGGAAAGATTTTGGCGCTATGCAACGTAGCAAATCTTTTGACTGCCAAGCCGCAGCAACATTGTGGGCTTATTCAACAGCCCGTCAGCGTATTTCCAAACTGTAATTAAACGGGGCTTCGGCCCCTAGAAAGACAAATTATGAAAGATCAAATCCTTGACGTTTTAGCCGCAGTCGCCATTGGCACTGTGTTTGCAATCTTGCTTGCATGGAGAGGCTAAATGACCGACCTCCAATTTTTTGCCCTTGTGACCATATTGTCATTCATTGGCGCCATCCCACGCGATAACAGAATGTTTGTTTCGCTCTGTGCTTTCTGGGTAACCGTGGCGCTTGGTGCATGGAAGTATTTGGCATGAATACAGCAATACTTAAACGAGCAAGGGAGTTGTGGTGCAACCAAATGACTCCGGTTTCAACTCAACGGCACAACATCCGCGCATGGGTCAAGTCCATGCGATTTCTTGGCAACAAGCATTTACTCTCAATTAAGATCACAAAGAAAGACGAATTATGAAAAACCTTGCAACCGCCCTTGTCAAAGCACAAATGGCCTTTGGCCCCGCTTTAAAGACCGCTACAAACCCGCATTTCCGTTCACGCTACGCTGACCTGTCTGCTTGCGTTGAAGCCGTTATGGACGGTTTAAACCGCAACGGCATCGCTATGATTCAGCAATGCTCAGAATCAGATACCGGAGTGATTGTGGAAACCGTGTTTATCCATGAATCTGGCGAAATGTTGAACTGCGGCAAACTTCACGTTCCCGCTGTTAAGCATGACCCACAAGGCTACGGATCGGCTCTCACATACGCTAGGCGCTACTCATTGATGGCGGCTTGCGGAATAGCGCCAGAAGACGATGATGGAAACGCCGCCAGCCGCAAGACGGAAATTAAAAAATCCGAGGTTGACGAATCAAAAATGGCTGACTTGTTGGCGGCAATCGAGGCCACAACAACAGAAGAAGATTTAAAGAAGGCTTACGTTGGAGCCTACGCTTACGCTAATGGCGAACCAACATGGCAGAAACGAGTTATTGCCATTAAAGACAAAATGAAAGGAAAACTGTAATGGAACAAAGATCGCCTGAATGGTTTGCCGCCCGATTGGGCAAAGTGACCGCCTCACGAGTAGCTGACGTTATCGCCAAGACCAAAACAGGTTATAGCGCCAGCCGAGACAATTACATGGCCCAATTGGTATGCGAACGCATGACCGGAACGCAAGGGGAAAGCTACACCAATGCCGCAATGCAATGGGGAACAGACCAAGAGCCTCTAGCTCGGGCGGCATACGAGGCCACACAAGACGTTTTAGTGGATGAGACAGGCTTTGTGATCCACCCAAGGATTCAAGAGGCCGGAGCGTCCCCTGATGGCCTTGTGGGTATGTTTGGGCTTATCGAGATCAAGTGCCCCAATACGGCGACACACATTGAGACTATCTTGAGCGACAAAGTGCCTGGCAAGTACATCACCCAAATGCAATGGCAAATGGCTTGTACTGAACGGCAGTGGACAGACTTTGTGTCTTACGACCCTAGAATGCCGGAGGGATTACAACTATTCATCCAAAGGGTTGATTTCGATCCTGAGTATGTCAAGACGTTGGAAACTGACGTAATAGCGTTTCTGTGCGAACTGGAAACAAAAATTAAGAACCTAAATGAAAGAAAACATGGCAAAACTGCTTAAAGAAATCTCCGTTATCACTGGCAAATACACCAATGCACAGGGTCAAGAAAAGAACCGATACACCCGTATCGGCTCCATCATTGACACAAAAAACGGTGAAATGCTCAAGATTGACGTTACTCCGGTGATGGAGGGCGGTTGGTCTGGATGGGCTTATGTGAACGAACCGCGAGAAAAAGATGTACCAAAAGATGATTCCGATATAAACTTCTAAACATGACCTAGGCCAACTCCGGCAAAAGGGGGCGCTGGCATACCGTCCTATTAGGTCAACGTATGCCACTTTTAAGGACAAATTATGAAACTATCAGACATTTTTGGCGGTCACCCTTTGAACTTATTTCCACGAGTTCGCAAAGATGACCCAATGACAAGTTATGAAGCATCCGACAAAGTTGATTTTGCGGGTCAACATTTTGACATCATTTTGGGATGCTTAACAAAGCATGGGCCATTAGGTAAAGATGGGATTGCTAACAAGACAAATCTTGAAGGCAACCAGATCGCTAGGCGGCTTTCAGAAATGCAGAAGCTGCGCTTTATCGAACCCACGGGCAAGACTGTTACATCAAACGCCGGACGCTCTGAGCGTGAATGGCGGCTTAAAGTAGCTTAAGCGCCGTTGCCTCAACTTCTAAAACCCGCCTTGTCCAGCCTCTGCCGAACGTGTCCCATGTAGGCAAGTCCATCAGAAAAGAGAGGCGGCGTTTTGTGTAATCTTCAATTAACTGTTTTGGATTAAAGGCTTGCACAGCGGTTAACGTCTTTGGGCCTATGCCACCGTCAGGTTCTACGCCAACACACGCTTGAAGCCATTTTGCGGCCCTTCCCGCGCCACTGTTAATCGCCGCATCAAAGACAACGTAATCAACACCGCTTGGAAGTTCATCGCCTTGCACTTTGTCCCAATATTTGCGTTTGTAAAGTGGGCCAACATCAACAGGGGTTAACGCCCTCATTGTTTTTTCATCTACGGAATGACCACAATGTTCTTC